GCCTCTTGTTGTGTGTACGCTGTGTCTACAATAGGGCGAATCTGGTTTGCAAGTTGTTGCTGTTGCGCCTCTATTGCCTGTTGTGCTGCGGTACGGAATCCAGGTAGTTCCTGTGCGATACGCTCGTTTATTGCCTGCTGCTGTTGTTGCTGAAAGGTCTGCGGACTGAGCATTGTTTCCAGCCCAGCCTGCAACTCTTGTTGGCGAGGCAGCAGTTCGGTATTGAGATAGTTCTGTAGATACTCACGGTCAACAGGATTTAACCCTTGTGCTTGGTAAGCCTGCCGCTGCTCCGCAGTAAACGGACGAGTCGGGTCTTCCAGAACAAAGCTAGGCATTGCACCGCCTAACCGTCTTGTGTACGGGTTTGTGGGCAGTTGTAGCGTCTGACCTGGTTGTGCAGATCCTAAGAAGTTGGAAACTTGGTTAGCAACACCACCAAAGAAATCTGCCCTGCCGCGCTGCGCGTTTATTGGTACTGCGTTTTGCTGAAGATACTGGTTGTAGAGTTGATCGCGGATAGCTTGCTCTCGCTCTGCTGGTAACGTATTAAGAAGCCCGACAGAACGATACTGATCCTCTAATGCCTGAACCTGTCTAACATAGTCCTCACGCTGCCGCTGTGTGGAAGAGGCAATCTCCGCAAGTTGCCGCTGAATGTCTATATATTCAGGCGTAGCAAAAAAAGGGTTTAGCGTTTCGTCCATTTATCCCACCAGTATATATGCGTAAGTCTTATTAGCCGTATCGTTAGAGAAGTGACTTATCACCGCTTCACCCTTGGACTGCGAAGAAACATAAATGTTGCTGAAAGCATAGGGCGCGATAAACTGAACAGTCACAAAAGCGGTTGGGGTTGCGGGGATCGCAGGAGTCACTCCCGCAGATGCGGCCACCGCAGCAAAATGCTCGAACGACACTCCTATGTCTGACGGTCTCCATGCTAACTGTATGTAGTCATTAGCAGCTAAATCAAAAAACACCATTGTTGCTGCGATTGACTGAGAATCTGTGCCTGTAGACTTTCTTGCCTTGATGCCAAACCTACTGTTACTCGCCGCAACATTACTTCCGTTCTTCTTAAACCAGATGTCTACGCTTTGCACATCGTTTGTATTGTTGACCAATTGGATCGAAAACTGAATTGCGTACTTGCCAGCATTGCGGAAGTTGATTCTGTTGCCATTACTCAGATAGACATTGCTTGCCATATCTGTTGTGTTTAAACCAAGAATGTTCTCCGTGCCAATCGTGGTCGCAGCTTGATCTGTGTCATCGGAGAACTGCCCATACGGAGCCGCATCAGCCTCTGCCGCGTCCGAGAACGGGATAATTACAATCTTTGTATCCTCTGAGATACGCTCGTCGTACAGGGTAGTGGTAGTCACATTCCCTGTATTAAGCGTAATCAGTCCTGTGTTGTTGGTCTTGCCATCCAGCACGAGGTTGAGGATCTCCGCGACTGCCCGAGGGTCACCACCGAACGGAGGAAGCCTGCGGAACTGCATTAGCGCATCCCTGCCTGCTGTATCTCAGCCTCTACACCAATCGCCGTTGTCCAGTTACCACTTGGCTCTACGCGAATCCTGTGGTACTTGCCCAAAGACCGGAAGCCAGCACGATTCTCCGCATCTGCCGCGCTTGTAGCGCCAAACGCCACACCCTGTGAAAGATTCATGCGGGAAGCAATAGACATTGTTGCGGAACCAGCATCTATGATCGGCTTAACAAGAGTCACCATAGACATACTGGCATCCGAGGAAACATCCGCAGTAGCAATCCGTCCAGGTTTGTTAGAACCCACAAAGTTGATGACCTTCGCGCCTCGAACACCTGAGAGCAACAATTTCCCACCTAGCCACTGCCTAGAATCCAGAGAAGCGGGCAAAGCATCTAACGATGCGGAGAACTGATCTAAAGCCTCTAAGGTCGTTCCTGGCGTAAACACATCGGATATACGCGCCGCATCTGTTTCTACATAACTCCAGCGCTTTGTCGGGGTGTGGTACACCAGAAGCTGATAGCCCTCGTCTGTAGGATAACCCCAGATGACTAGGCTTCGGAACGGATCGACCGCAGTAGACATCTGCGAAATTACCTCTTCTCGAACATTGTCCCAGAAGAAACGGTTTACCTTCTCAGCCCCAATTGCTTCTACATTCTGCCCATCACACGCATAAAAACCATCGTCTGCAAGGAAATAAGTTACACCCTTCCATTGCGCCACACTATTAGACTCGTAACACCCCAGACCGCGGGCAATGTTGTCAAACTGAAATATCAGAGGCGATCCGACATAACTCATCCGCACGATGGAGCGCTCTAACAGGACAAGACCAAACTCGCCACCAGTCAGACCTCGAACTTGCCCGCCATCAGGAATCCGCTGGAAGTCTGACTGCGTTACCGCGCTAGATGCCCAAGTCGTAGGGTTGTTAATTCCAGACCAGCGAACCTCGTCCGCAGCAGAAGTTGTATTTCCCACCACAACAAAGTCGCGGACTACCGTAATCAGCTTCGCGGTTGGCGCACTAGCGTCTAAGTCTTGAAAGTCGCCAGTAGTGGTCAAGTCGTAATACTGGAGTTTGTTCTTGTTATTGCTTGCAATGAAATAGTCACCGAACCGCACGAAACGCCAGCGATCCGTAGAGGTGTAAGTAGCCCCAGAAACATCATCGAGATTGTTGTTTGCAGAGTTAAACAGCCATAGTTTCGTAGCACTACCCGCAAACAGACGAACCACACCCGCATTGTCTTTGTCCGCAGCTACGCTATTTAGATCTTCGCTCGCGGCATTGGAATAATTTTCTTCCTCTGGAAATGCCCCATAACCCACGGCTTTAGGGAATACGTTGAGTGCGTTCGTAAGCGCACCTACCACCCCAGGCTGGTCAGGAAGCCACTCTGTAAAGTCTATGCGCGTAATTGCCATGTGCTAGATTCCGCAGTTCTTTCTGTCCAGGTATTAGATTCTGGAGTTAAATCCGTCCAGGTGTTCGCCTGATCTGTCACTACAGACCATTCCTCACCATACTTGTAAATCGTCGCTGTTACCGTTCCAGCCCCAGAGAAGTTCGCTCTACTCGCCGCAGTATTGGAAAGCAGCACTTCTAGCGCACCAACGCCTGCAAACTCTGGCCCAATGCTAAAGGTAACCTGAGACCCAGAAGTAAGACTCCCTACCCCAGCGATCTCCGCAACAACCGTCCTAAACCTTTCCGCACCAGACGCTAAAGATCCAGTCGCGGTAATACTCGCCGCAGCCTCTACAGGGAAGCTAGGAGCCGCTTCAAGCGTTCCAGTACCAGTGATAGCCGCAGCACCATCTCGAACCCGTACAGAGCCAGATACAAGGCTTCCTAGCCCTGTAATGCTTGCCGATACGTTGTAAACCACATTCCCAGAACCCACCAAGGTTCCAGTACCTGTAATCACACCTCTTGCGGTTCTCTCTCGTACTCCACCAGAGACTAGCGAACCAGTACCAGAGATAAGCCCTTGCGCGGTTCTTTCCCGCACCGCACCAGATACTAACTGCCCTGTCGCGGTGATAAGCCCTTGCCCGTCTCTTGTGCGGTTAGCACCTACAACAAGAGTGCCTGCCCCTGTGATAAAGGCAACACCGTCTCTAGTACGGTTGGCAGAGGATACAAGCGTTCCTACACCGCTAATGCTTCCCTGTGCGTCTCTGATCCGCAGCGCCCCGACAACAAGACTTCCTGTGCCGGTGATAAACGCTTCACCCTCATAAGTCTCTCCAGTCTGGAGTGTGACCGTAAGGGTTCCTGTACCAGTTATGGCATCCCGCGTGAGTTTTATACAAGCGGTATTCCACAGTTCCGAATCTAGACTGATCTGGATCGCGTCTAGATTGGTGTTGAACTGGTCTAACTGTTCAAGCGAAAACGGCCCACAAATCCCCTCATCAGTCCAATAGTTATCAAGACTGAAAGGGAGAGAGTCTAGTGACCCAAACTGGTCAAGACCCTCCAGGCCGATAGTGTTGGACATTAGTCAAGAGCAGCAGTCAGATTGCCTGTGGAAATCTTCAGAATATCGCCTGACTCAATCGCCCGCGATGTCGTAAGAGGCGTGTGCATTAGCAGGTTGCCAGACGAAAGCGCGTCTAACAGTCCAATGTGCGACACAGTACCCCACGATCCCGTAGCCTGTGGGAAGGTCACATCCGCAGACGAAGTGACGATGCCACCAGAAGCCGTGGTCACATTCAGAACCTGCCGAGCATAAGAACCACCAGAAACCTCAGTTCCAGTATTTCCATCACCAGGATCAGAAGTGTACAGGCCCACATAAACAGTCGTGGGAGAGTTGTAAGAAGTATTGCGGAGAACGTGGTCAAGCAGTTTGTTCTCTAGATAATTGCTGAGTTCGGCCATTTTTTACCTCGCAGTAACAGACATTGATAAAGGAACACCAGCATACTCACTAGAATTGTCGGACTCCGAAAGGGAGGTGATTGCGCTGGAATATAACTGCGTCCAGGTAGCCAGCCGCGCATCATTCATCAGATACGGCTCGGCCTCCAGTAACGCCCCATAAAGCAATGCGTCAGGACAGTTCGCCATAAACACATTGCTAGAGTTGGAATCACTAAGAACATCAGGCTTAGCGTAGTAAAGCAGAACCACGGT